AACAAGGCAAGGTTTAGTTCAATACTGTCTCCGTAGACTTGGGGAACCAGTAATTGAAGTGAATGTCGATGTGGGGCAAATCGAAGATAAAGTTGATGACGCTTTACAGACTTATCGTGAGTTCCACTCGGACGCAACTTACCGTACCTACCATCAACATGCACTTACCGCAGATGATATTACAAATGAATATATTACTATTCCAGAAAGTATAATTTATGTCACTAAAATGTTCCCTTCTAGAACGGTTTTTGGTAATGTAACTGGTGGTGCTGCTATGTGGTCAAATGACACTGCCAGTTTTGGTGGCAACATGGCAAAGGGTATTGCGGGTGGTGGACTTGCGTATATGAAGCAAGCAAGGTCTTATGCTGCCCTTATCGACATGGAGATTATTGGACTCCCTCTGGTGACCTTTTCTCGCAGACAGAATAGACTTTATATCTGGAGCGACATCGTAGACAAGCAAATGAAGGCAGGGACATATGTCTGCTGCGAAGTTTATAAAACTGTTGAAGATGTTAATATCTGGAACGACATGTTTATGAAGGACTACACCACTGCATTAATTAAAGAGCAGTGGGGACAGAACATGTCTAAGTTTGATGGAATGCAATTGCCAGGTGGTGTCACTATTAATGGAAGAACTATTCTTGAAGAAGCGAAGACTGAAATAAGAGAACTTCGCGAAAGGATGCGGTTAGAGCAAGAAGTTCCACCCGATTTCCTCATTGGGTAGATAAGAAATGGCGACTAACCCATACTTCAACTATGCTGCGTCAAGCGAGCAAGACCTCTATGAAGATTTGATCACAGAGTCAATAAAAAATTTCGGACAGGACATTTACTATATTCCTCGTGAAGTAGTCCATCGCGATATGATATTTGATGACACGGTTTTATCTCAATTTAATTACGCATATAAAGTTGAAGTCTACCTTGAGAGTGTAGAAGGATTTGATGGGGACGGAGATTTATTCTCAAAGTTCGGTGTCGAGATAAGAGATGCTGTAACATTTATTATTTCACGAAGAAGGTGGAATACAGAAATACGCAATCATGAAGAACCTATAACGGGAAGCACAGTCGGTGGTAATAAGTATTACCGTCCACGCGAAGGTGACCTGATTCATATGCCAATGGCGGGTGCGACCTTTGAGGTAATGAAGGTTGAAGACGATAACCCATTCTATCAGTTGGCAAATCTCCCAACATTTAAAATGCGTTGTGAGAAGTTTGAATATAGTGACGAAAGATTCAATACAGATATTCCTGAGATTGACCGCATTGAAAGATTTGCTGCATACCAGTGGCGACTTACTCTTGACTCCGCATCAAACGGATTTGAAAATGGTGAGATAGTTTCTATGGAAACTGATACCCATATAATGCAAGGTAAGGTTGTTGAATGGATGGACTCGGATTTGAATGTTTTCTTAGCACACACTGGTGCAGACTACGATGGAGACTTCCACAACTTTGCAGTTGGAAAACAAGTTACAGGTTCACTATTAAACTCCATCGCAAGAATTGATGCTGTAACGGAAATGCAGAATATTCAGGCAGGAAGTCCAGGCGCACCAGACTCGGCATCCGCTGCCGTACCATCTTTTGACATCTCATCGTTTGAGTTTATTGATTTTAGTCAAGATAACCCCTTTGGGAATATAAGTTAATGTTTGGAAAATATTTTTACAATGAAAGAGTCCGTATGTCAGTTGCCGTTTTTGGGGCGATGTTTAATGACTTATACATAATACGGAAGGAAGGAAAAAAAGTCGTTAGTCAGATGAAAGTTCCTCTCGCCTACGCACCACAAAGAAAGTTTCTACAACGTATTGCTGAGATGAATGCTGCTGGCGATAGAGATGTTGAGAATCAACTTGCAATAAAGTTGCCTCGTATGTCGTTTGAGATAATCAGTATGGCATATGACCCACAGCGTCAGTTGCCAAAGACTAACTATTTTACGAGGACTGCCTTTGATTCGGACAGAGCTGGAGCAAAGTTTTACACTAGTGTTCCTTATACCATTTCGTTTGAGTTAAATGTATACGCGAAGCACCATGACGATGCACTGCAAATAGTAGAACAAATACTGCCTTACTTTAATCCGCAGTATACAGTAAATGTTAAACCGATGGAAGATTACCCCACCATTGTAGAAGATGTTCCAGTTATACTTACGGGGGTTGCATTTACTGACAGTTTTGAGGGAAATTTAGAAGACCGTAGAACTATAATTTATACACTTACATTTGATATGAAGATGTCATTTTACGGACCTAAACCTGATGCTGGTAAAATTATTACACAAATTGATGTTGACTACTTCGATACATGGGTTGGTGAAGAATATCTTGAAACTAGTAGAGTTAAAACTGATCCTCGCCCAGTCTCGCCTGATAGTGATTACACAATAATTACTCAAATCATCAATAAAGATTCGGATTTATCTTGGCCACCAGAATAATCCTCTACCACATCCACATTAATAGGTTATGATATGTCTGAGAAAGATCGAGATAATGATTTTGAGTTCACAAGAGAAACTCTTTATGACTTAATCAACAAGGGTCGTGATGGAGTTGAGGAAATGATTGAGGTTGCAAAGCAATCTGAACATCCCAGAGCATATGAAGTCCTCGCTAAGTTGATAAAGGATACTGCTGATACCTCTGGTCAATTGATGGACTTGCACCGCAAAGAAATCCAAATAGATAAGTTAATCAACCCTAACCCTATCGCTCTTCCCCAATCAGGGACTACTAATAATCTTTTTGTTGGGTCAACTACTGACCTTCAAAGAATGTTGAAAGATATCAACCAAAAGGAAGTTGCGAAGGTTAACGACATCATAGATGGAGAAATCGATAGTGAGTGAGGTTGCAGTTGTAGACCCCATTATTGACACAACCTTCCTCGCGGGACACAACCACTATCTTGGAAATCCTTACGTCAAAAAAGACGGGATTGATGAGGATTGGACGCAAGCGAAAGTTTCTGAGTATGCAAGATGCATGGCAGACCCCGCTTACTTTGCGCGAACACACTTAAAAGTTATCAACTTGAACGATGGTCTTGTTCCGTTTGACTTGTATCCTTATCAGGAAAAGATGTTCAAGCATTTCAACGAGAACCGTTTCAATGTTGTTCTTGCATGCCGACAGTCTGGTAAGTCTATTTCGTCCGTAGGATATCTCCTATGGTTCGCATTGTTTCACCCAGAGAAAACCGTTGCTATCCTTGCTAACAGAGGACAGACGGCAAGAGAGATGCTTGCAAGGGTCACTCTGATGCTTGAGAACCTTCCATACTACTTACAACCTGGGTGTAAGACTCTAAACAAAGGGAACATAGAGTTTAGTAATAACAGCAGGATACTCGCAGAATCTACAAGCAGTAGTTCTATTCGGGGTTACTCTGTCAACTTACTATTCCTTGACGAGTTTGCATTCGTTGAAAAAGGGACAGAGTTCTACACTTCAACCTACCCAGTAATTTCATCTGGTCTTGATACAAAGGTAATCATTACTTCTACCGCTAACGGTATCGGTAATCAGTTCCATAAAATCTGGCAAGGCGCAGAGCAAGGGGTGAGTGAGTATAAACCATTCCGCGTTGACTGGTGGGACGTACCGGGGCGTGACGAGGCATGGAAAGAGCAAACTATTGCTAACACTTCCGAGTTGCAGTTTGAACAGGAATTTGGAAACACTTTCTTTGGAACTGGACAGACTCTCATCAACCCACAAACATTACTAGGGTTGAAAGCAAAGAGACCAAAATCCATTCTGGAAGGTGGTGACCTACTTATCTACGAGGAGACTCGTAAAGATTCACAGTACATAATGACTGTCGATGTGGCGAAGGGTCGAGGTCAGGATTTTAGTACGTTTAACGTAATCGATATTTCTTCACGCCCGTTTAAGCAAGTCGCGGTGTATCGGAATAATTTAATTTCTCCAATACTCTTCCCTACTATTATCTATAAGTTTGCGAAAGTCTACAATGAGGCATATGTCATTATTGAGTCCAACGATGCTGGACAGTTAGTATGCCACGGATTGTATCAGGAACTTGAATATGAAAATGTTCATATGTCTTCTGCTCTCAAGTCATCTGGTATCGGTATTGAGATGACCCGAAGAACCAAACGATTGGGTTGCTCTGGAATAAAAGACTTACTAGAAGAAAATAAGTTAGATGTTGTTGACGAAGAGACCATCATGGAGATAAGCACATTTGAAGCGAAGGGTCAATCTTATGAGGCGACTGATGGTAACCACGATGACCTAATGATGAACCTTGTTATGTTCGG